GATATTCAGCAAACATTAGTTAAGTCTGCTTCAGAGAAAATCTCTCCACAAGAGCCTGACTATGATATTTATGCTGGTAGACTATTAGTCACATCTATGAGAAAAGATGTATATGGTGGTAATAAGCCAATGAAATTCTTAGACTATATTAAAAAGAATGTTGAGTCTGGCTTATATTCTAAAGAGATTTTAGATCAATATACAGAAGAAGAAATCAATGACTTCGGTGAATTTTTAGATTATGATAATGATTTGGATAGAGGGTATGCTTCTATTGTTCAGATGGAGAGTAAATATTTAATCAGAGATGTAAAGACTGGTAAACTACAAGAGATGCCACAAGAAACATTTATGATTATTCCTATGGTTATATTCGCCCACGAAAAGACCAGACGTAATAAATTAATTCTTGACTTCTATAATGCTTTAAAGGATGATGAAATCTCATTACCTACCCCAGTTATTTCTGGTGTGAGGACTCAACTTAAGATGTTCTCGTCTTGTTGTAAGATTAAAATGGGTGATACTGCTGAGTCAATATTGGCCTCTGAATACGCAACATCATTAATGACGAGCCAACGTGCAGGTATTGGTATTGATATGGGACCGATTAGAGGTATCATGGCACCTGTTAAAAATAATACTGTGAAACATACCGGTGCACTTCCATTATTAAAGGCGGTTGAATCAGTATCAAAACAATTTACTCAGAATGCTTTGCGTACTGGCGCAACGGTAGTTAATTATCCTATCTTTAATTGGGAAATTATGGATATATTGGAATACAAGAATAATCAAGGCTCTAATACTACTCGTGCAAGATTTATTGATTATACAATAGGAATACCAAGTATATTCATTGAACGAGTATTAAAAAAGGAGAATTTTACATTATTCTCTTCAGAAGAAGTACCAGAATTATTTGAACATTATGGTGATACTGATAAGTTCAATGAGGCCTATTTAAAGTATGAAAAGAAACGTGGTATTAGAAAGACTGTATTACCAGCCTCTGAAATCTTCAATAAGTTAGTTAAAGAACGTGTAGGTACTGGCCGTATCTATATTCACTTTATTGATAATATTAATAATCAGGGCATGTTTTCTGAGCCTGTCACACAAACGAACCTTTGCTCGGAAATCTTCTTGCCAACTCGACCAATGAAGTTCAATGGCTTAAAACAATATACGTATGATGATATTGAGGATTATGATCTAGATGATGGTATGATCTCATTATGTATTCTTGGCTGTATTAATTTCGGTAAATTAAAAAATATTACTCGTATGGATTTATTAACCAGTTTAATGGTTAGGTTCCTAGATAATCTTATTGATATACAAGAATATCCATTAGATGCTGCTGAATATCCTACAAGACAATATAGATTCTTAGGAATCGGTATCTCTGATTTTGCTCACTTTTTAGCTAAGAATGAGGTAAGACTTGGGACCACTAAAGCTAAAGAATTAGTTCATAGATGGGCTGAGAGATTCCAATATGGTTTAATCACCGCGTCTATGAAATTAGCGAAAGAACGTGGAAGATGCACAGCATTTGATAAGAGTGAATATTCACTTGGTAAATTACCTATCGATACATATAATAAGAATGTTGATCAAATCGTTGAAAATAAACTATTATGTGATTGGGAAGGATTAAGAAAAAAGATTGAAAAGCATGGTTTAAGAAATATGGCATTATCTGCTATCCCACCAACAGCATCTTCTAGTCTGGTAAGTAATAGTACACAAGGTATTGATCCAATTCAGAGTATTACAGATACATTTGAATCAGCGTCTTATACTGTTAGAAGCTTAGTACCAGATTGTGACAAAGAAAAATATTATATGAAAGCTTGGGATATGCCAGGTAATGATTCAGCAGAGTATATTAAGTTAATGGCTATTCTCCAGAAATTTATTGACCAAGGTATGTCTGTCAATCAATGGTATGACCTAACAAAGATTGAGGGTAAGATATTAGATAGTAATAGAGTTAAACGAGATATATTAACGGCATATAAGTATGGGTTAAAGAGTTTATATTATATTAGAAGTAAGGATAAAGAAAATACTAGTGAGATTGTAGTACAATCTTCTGGTTGTGAATCAGGCGCTTGCGCAATTTAAGGAGTAGAAATGAGTTGTAAAATTTTTGAATTAGGTGAAACAGTACACAGTAAGGGGACAACATTATTCCTAGGGGAAAATTCTTGTCATAGAAATATTCAAACATACCATGATCCGAAGTATACGTGGATTATGGACTTCGCAGAAGAGATGCGAAGTATTGGTAATTGGTCAAAGAATGAGATCGATTTAAGTAAAGAGAAGGCAAACTTCGACTCGCTTGATGAAGCGGGCAGACATATCTATGAAGCCGGACTTAAGTTTGCAATTACACTTGATTCTTGTGCTGGTCGTGCCCCTCTTCAGTTATTTAATAATGGTGGTCTTTCTAATAACCCAGAATGGGAATTATATATTACCAATCATCAAAACAATGAGTTGTTACATTCAGAGTCTTATACTGAAATGGTTCGTGCTATCTACAATGATGTTGATAAGTTTATTGATTCTATTACAGATGATCCATACGTTCAAAAGAGAGCAACATCTATTCTGAGTGCGTTTGATTGGGCTACTTCTGTATTTGATAGAATGGATGCTAATAAGACATGTAAAGAATTAAAGCTTGAATGTGAAGTACCATTCCCTGAAGTTGATGAGAAGATGATTAAGGCCGCAATTTATAAAGCAGCTCTTGTTCTGAATATGTTTGAAGGTATTCGTTTCTTCTGTACCTTTGTTACTAATTGGAGTTTTTCAGAACAACCAACTAAACTAATGGCAGGTTCTTCTAATGTATTTAAGCTAATTGCAAGAGATGAAATGATTCATCTTGATGTATTCCAACGAGTTCTTAAATTATTACGAACAGATAAGTCTGAAGGTTTCGTAGAGATTGCTAAGGAGCTTGAGGATGAAACATATGAAATGTTTAAGACTGCTTATGATGAAGAAATGGAATGGGTAGAATATCTATTCTCTAAAGGCACACCTCTAATTGGTATGAATGAACATATTCTTAAAGAGTATATGGATTATATCTTTGCAATTAGAATGACAAACATTGGATTAGACCCTAAGAAGTTAGGCATATCAGCATCAATTAATCCATTACCGTGGGTAGATAATTATTTAGATTCTACTAATGTTAAGAGTGCCCCTCAAGAGATTGAGAGTGTTAATTATATTGCGGCTATTGATTCTAGTAAAGATGTGGACTTTACATTAGATGACTTATAAATATATACATGACATGGTTATATAATGATAAAGAATTTACATCTGAAGACATAGATGAATATTACGGATTCATCTATCGTATCACAAACATGGTTACAGGCCATGATTATATTGGTAGAAAATATTTTTATACCAAGCGGAAGCTTAAACCCCTCAAGGGTAAAAAGCGGAAGCGAATCAAAACTGTCGAAACGGATTGGAAAACCTATTATGGTTCTTCCAATCGATTGACAGAAGACATAGAAAAATTAGGGGAAGAAAACTTTAAACGAGAGATTGTAATGCTTTGTAAATCTAGAGGTGATACAAATTATTATGAGGCTAAGATTCAATTTGATGAAGATGTACTATTAAGGGAAGATAACTATAATGGTATCATATCAATCAAAATAGGGGGTAATGCGGTAAAAGGTATACACAAAGGGATATAAAAAGGTATCCACAAAAGTTTCGATTTGCACTGTACTTTTGCTATAGATGTGTTATAATATACATATAAAAATAAAAAAAAGGAGTATTATATGATTGAAGCAGGATTAATTGGGTTGGTATTAATTGCATTTATTGTTCGTTTTGTTAACTCTGGTCCGGCCGGAGAAACATCAATATTTGTTGAAAATAAATAACGCATTGCACTTTACAAGTGACTTTAAGTGTGTTATAATATACATATAAAATAAAAAAAGCGAGGAATATATCATGAAACAATATAATGAATTTAATA